TATCCGATCACGTTCAGCACGAAGGCTGCTTGGTGGGTATATGATCCCAGATATAGAGAGTGCTTTGAAGCTAATGACCATTTCAACGTCAAGTTCTCAATAATCACACTTGATGCTGAAAAGGCCAAAAAGATGGAACGCGGCTGCCCTAGTCCAGACGAACGCTTGAAGGCTATGGCAGAAGCCGCTAAGTGGGCCAAAGGGGGCGTCACTTTGCGGTTGCGTCCATTCATCCCTGGTCTTAGTGACGATACATATTTGGAACTGATTCGGCGGGCACATGATTGTGGTGCAACAGCTCTGTCAACAGAGTTTTTATGTTTGGAAACGCGCTCTGTAGGCGGCAAGGCGCGGCGCTATCCCAAGATGTCAAAAATCTGCGGATTTGATATATTCAAATACTATCGCAAGTGCTCTTTTGGCAGTGGCTACCTGCGGCTCAATCGGAATATCAAACGCCCATTCATGGACGCAATGCAAGAAGAGTGTGCGCGGCTTGGTATGCGCTTCTACGTGTCTGATGCAGACTTCAAGGAACGCAGTGAGGGTGGCTGTTGTTGTGGCTTGCCGGAAAGCTGGAACTACACACGCGGTCAAGTGTGTGAGGCGCTAGTGTTGGCCCGCAAGAACGGCTTGGTGCGTTGGAGCGAAATCGAGCCTGATCTCGCTTATGCTAAAACGTTCCTATGGCGTCACGCCGCCGGCTATAATCAAGCGACTTCAGAGGCGGTGGCCGCATATCGAGATTTTACCATGTATGATTATCTGCGGTACAGTTGGAATCATCCCGAGTTGCGTCGTGCGCCTTACAAAGCGCATGGTGGGATTCTTCGTCCTAGTGGCTTGGATGAGCAGAACAACATCATTTATGAATTCGACGAAAGCCGAGCATGACTTATCCAATATTGGTGCCTAGCAAGGGGCGAGCGGCTACTGCTACGACGCCTAAAATCTTAGATGGGCAGTGCACGCTCTTCGTTGAGCCGCAGGATCGGGCAGAATATGTTGCGCGTTGGCAGAATACGGCAATTGTAGAATTGCCGGCAAATGACCAAGGCATTGTGTACGTGCGGCAGTATATGCTAGAGTGGGCACGCAAGAAAGGGCTTGCGTGGATATGGGTCTTGGACGACAATTTGAGAGGCTTAGGCCGGGTCAAAAATAGGCGCATCCAGAAGGGAGACGCTAAAACTATCTTATGGGAAGCGGAGGCTGCGCAAACCTTCGCGGCGCGAGTAGGACTGATTGGGCTACAGTACCAGCAGTATGCATGGGCTACAACGCGCCTGTATGATTTCAATCGGCTAACAGCATGTTGTATCCTGATACGGACAGACACGGGGATAAACTATCGCTATGGGACAGACACTAAAGAGGATGTCGACTTTTGCCTGCTTCATTTGACGCAGGGATGGGCTAGTGTCCTCTGGAGCAGCTTGGCGATGTGCAAGCCAGTTATTGCAGGCCGCAAGCGTGGTGGCCTTGAGCAAGCCTATCGCGCCGGAGAGGACATCGCCGCTTCGCGACATTTAGTTAGCTTGTGGCCTGGCATATGTAGATTGGCACGCAAGCGCGGACGGTTAGATATCCGAGTCAACTGGAAGGTGATAGATGCCTTGTGGGGTGGTGGTTCATGAAGTACAAGCGGTACGTTCTTATCCTGGAGGGCGCTGAGGGCGCGGTTGCCCAGGCGCTTGCGCGGTGGTCAAAACACGAATTCGCCAGTCTAGGCGAGGCGCGGGAGGTTTCACGTGCAATCAAGGCGCTGTTCCCAGAAGTGATGACTAGGATTGTGAGCGCTGCTGTTCCACGGCGAGCACGACAGCGCGTGTTGGATGGCTGAGTGATTGCTTGGCAGGATTATTGTAATGAAGGGTAAACGCAGATCACCGTCAGAGATAGCGCGGGACAGGCGGAACGTTGCTAGTCGCTACTTGCAGGGCAAATTGCAGGCAGAGATAGCAGAGGAGCTAGAGGTATCACAATCCTCCGTCAGCCGCGACCTGAAGGCCATACAGAAGCTGTGGCTGGCGTCATCGCTGATAGACTTCAACGAGGCCAAGGCGCGTGAACTAGCAGAGATTGACCACCTAGAGCGCGTGTACTGGAAGGCCTGGGCAGTTAGCTGCAAGGCACGCACAGGCAAGAGCGTCAAGGCCAAGGGCACGATCCAAAGAGAGATCACGAATCCTGATGGCACGGTGACATTCGTGCAGGAATCGCCTGCTGAGCAGACCGTGCGCACAGAGGACCGCATCGGTGACCCGCGTTTCCTGCAGGGTGTGCGGTGGTGCATAGACCAGCGCTGCAAGATTATCGGTGTATATGCACCGACGAAGATAGCGCCGACAGATCCGACAGGGGAGCATGAATACAGCGGATTTAGCGACAGTGAACTTGTCCGAGAAGTCACTAGACTTGTTGACGCTGCCAGAACGCGAGAAGCTGCGCAAGCTGACGGAGACGACCCAGTATAGGTGGCGGCTTCATGCTAGGCCGAGCCAGGTTGCGCCATCCGGTGATTGGTTGGTGTGGCTACTACTTGCTGGCCGCGGATATGGAAAAACCCGAACTGGCGCCGAATGGGTGCGTGAAGAGACAGACGCTGGCAGGCGCAAACGCTGGGCCTTCATATCGCGCACGCCGGCTGATGCCAGGGACGTGATGGTGGAAGGCGACAGCGGCATCCTGGCGGTATATCCGTCGAATCAGCGCCCGACGTGGAATCCGTCTAAGCGGCGGATAACTTGGCGCAACGGCGCGATAGCCACTACCTATACCTCCTACGAGCCTGACGCCTTGCGCGGACCACAGTTTGACGGCGCTTGGTGTGATGAGCTCGCTTCATGGAAATACCCGCAGCAGACCTGGGATAACCTGATGCTCGGCCTGCGTCTCAGGGATCCGCGTTGCTGCGTGACCACTACGCCCAAGCCGATCAAGCTACTCAAAGAACTCTTGGCGCGGTCCAACACCGTGGTGACGTGCGGCAGCACGTATGAGAACATCAAGAACTTGGCACCTGCGTTCGCCGAGCAGATCATCCGGCAATATGAAGGGACGCGCCTCGGCAGGCAAGAAATCCATGCCGAGATGCTGGAGGACGACCCCAACGCATTGTGGCGTCGCAAGGACATAGACGACCACCGCATGACTAAGCATCCCGAACTGGTACGCATCGTCGTGGCGGTAGACCCTGCAGCCACGAGCGGAGAGACAAGCGACGAGACAGGCATAGTGGTGGCTGGGCTCGGTGTGGACAAGGAGGGCTACGTACTTGACGACGCATCGCTGAGGGCTAGTCCACACGGATGGGGCAGCGCAGCGGTGGCGTCATACAACAAGCACAGAGCTGACCGCATTGTGGGAGAGGTCAACAACGGCGGTGAGATGGTGGAGCACGTGATACGGACGGTAGAGCCGACCGCATCATACAAAGCGGTGCACGCCAGTCGTGACAAACGGACGCGCGCAGAGCCGGTTGCGGCACTGTACGAGCAAGGGCGGGTGCATCACGTCGGGACGTTCGCGGATTTGGAAGATCAGCTTTGCCAGTGGGTGCCGGGCGAATCCAGGAGCCCTGACCGGCTCGATGCACTCGTTTGGGCGTTGACCGAACTGGGGCTGGCGGCAGCAGTGCCGAAAGTGAGGTGGCTATGACAGGCCGATTCGACACACACGTTTTAGGCCCGTTTGACCCGCAGTTGGTCGTGGGCCTGCTGTTGCAGCTCCCTGAGTTGCCGCTGCTCATCACCATGCCGTGCGGCGAGACGATGACGCTGACTGAGTGGCCAGACGAAGACGTGCACTGTACGTGTAACAACCCGAACCATTGGTTTGTGAAGTATAGGAGTATAGGGGGCGAATGATAAAACAACAGGGCAAGAAGGGGCGGATAGTAGCGCTAGACCTAGATGATGAGCGCGTGATTAGCGGCAAGGAATTCTTGCGTTGGTTGTGGGAGAACGGCGTCATCCCTTACTGGACTACGGGAGTCGTCATAGAGGCGGACATAGGGTCAGTAGTGACCATGACTGTTCAGAGCCACGGCACCAACCGTCTGCTTGAAGTCAAGCCGCCAGAGTTCAAGGTTTGCCTGCAGTGTGGGAACACGATTGTCGCCGAGGCGACAGAGTGCCCAGGCTGCGGCGGGAAGACGTGGCAGAAGGAGTAGAGTGATGGCTACAGTCTATTGGCATCTGGAATATGATGATTATAACCGCATCACAATCTCTGCTAAGTATGATCATGCGACTCATAGATGGAAAACCTTCGCCAAATGTGAGGAGGTAGAGTCTTTCAAGATAAGGGAACCTCTATGAACCCTGATACCGTCACCCTATGCGACGACAGTACCGCATCGCCTGAAGACATCACATTCACGCATCAGGAAGTGTGGACGAAGAGCGACGGTTGGCGCTGCGTTGGCGGCGTAAGGCTCTTTCGCCCCGATCCACAAAACAAGGTAGTTTGGATTAGGGCTAGGCTGCGCGTACATAATGCGTGGAGCACGGTAGACGTGGCCTTCGGGTGGGAGTTGCTGCAAGAGTGGATGAAGGGAGTAGAGAACGATAAACAATGATCTTCTGTTATACTCGATGATACTGCTCGCAGGCGCCTGTATGCTAGTGCCTGCTGTTGACTGGTTCATTTTCAGTGAGCGTGATTGGCGCATAATCACACAGCATAGCGTCTGTTTCAGCTTGGGCTGGGGCATCAGCCTTCTTTTGCACATTCTTCTATGAAGGGAGCGAATCATGAAGAAGATTTTACTCGTTTTAGCCGTTGCGCTCTTGGCGCTGTTGATGACAAGGGCGCCAACACGGGCAGGGGACGCAACAATCCATTGGGGCAGCGTGGCGCATCCTGTCCTGGAGCGCGTAGGCTGCGCCCTCGTGCTGGACAGCATCGTCGGGCGCGTGTGGACGCCAGTGGAATCGCCTGCTGAGCAAGTGACTGTGTGCATCAGCCCAAACCGACACGAATTGATACCTGAGTGCGTGATCATGGGCAACGCGCCGCAGCGCTGCAACGGGAAGCTGGGCTATTGGTTCAAGCACCCGGCGCTATCAGGTCTCTATGAAGTCAGCGTGTACCTTGACGGTCGGCTGGCAGGGCGGAAGACGGTTTTGGTGTGCTACGACAAGGACGTGACAAGGACGGTGGAATGATGGACAGCGGATTCACGTTGCTCATAACGCCGAGGACGGTGGGCAATTTCGTGTGGGGCTTTGTCGGCTTTTGGATAGACCTTGGCGGTGCAGTGTTCTGGGTGTGGGCTATCAAGACGCTGGCAAGAGCCATTCGCGAGTATCGGGAGGGCGAAGATGGGCGTGCATGAAAAGATAAGTGATGAGTGCCTTCTTTGGGAGATGTTAGGCCGCATCGTGGCTAGGTATTAGCGATGAGCGTAACTGACATGACCTGCGAGGAAGTGAACCGCGAGCTGGCAAAGCGGCGTGGCGACGTAGATCCGATGCGCATTGTGGATTGGAACGGGCAAAGCCTTCTCATCTGTAAAGAGGGTATAGAGCCACCTGATTACTGTCATGATTGGCAGTGGGCGGGGCTGCTGATGGAAGAGATGGGCGAGCATCCTCAGCATATTGCCCGTGCACGACTGGCGATGTATTTGGAGGAGGAGAGCAATGAAGTGTGACGTTTGCGGCAGAGAGATGACACACGAGAAGGATGGAGCTTCTTTTATCGGGGCAGAGATTACAGTCACTTTGTCAAGAGACCTTGATCCAGGATACATCGAGTTCGTCAAAGCCCTAGCTGCGCCGTATGAGGTGAATCACACCTATTCCGTGTGTTGGTCTTGCTGGCTCCGCCCGTGGGGTATCGACCCGTCAGGCGGCGTGCCGGTAGAGCCTGATGTATAGCTTCTTCACGGCCTATCTGCGACTGCTGCAATGCTGGCTGTTTGGGCATGATTGGCACTATTTTGAGTTGCGCAAACTTGACAAGGTGACATTTGCGCACTTTAGGTGTTGTGAGCGTTGTGAATACTCAGAATGCTTAGATGACCCGATTTGACACCTAGCGCTGATTTGATAAAAGGCGAATTATATGTCATACTAGCATCATAGAAGAGGAGAGTGAGGGGGCGTGATGAGTACATGCTATTATGGCATTTGCTTGGATTGCAGGCAGTACATTGACCTAGGCAAGTTTTATTCGTGGGCCGCGTATGCCAAGGGCGG